GAGAGGCCCGCCCCCATAATGAAAAAAATCTCCCCAATACAATGAGGATTTTAGGGAAAAGCCCGTTTTTGCAGGTGATAGGAGGTTTTTTAGCGTGAGTAGTGGGTATTCGTACGAATATAGAAAAGCCCGACAGTCCCTCCTGGAAGGGTGCCCTTTGTGCGTTTATTGCAGAGTTAAGGTCGCTGATACCGCCGATCATGTGCCGCCCCTGTCGTCGGCGCCTTCGCCCGAATTGTGGCACGGCGACCTAGTGCCCTGCTGTAAATCCTGCAATAGTCGGATGGGTGCTAAGATCACCAATGACAAACGAAGAAAGATAAAAGGGTCACGGCAATGGTAGAACACGGCAGGCATAGGGAAGCAGCAGAAATCGTACTAGCAACAATACCGAACGCTAACGCCGTACTCGCTCAAGCGTTGCTGGGTATCGCCGACGCCTGGGACAAATGCGAACTAGGAATATACGACGCCCGCCTCATTACCGGCCTCGCAGTTCAACTATTCCAATGCCTCGACCGCCTAGGCGTCGAAGCCGACTCCGACGTATGGGAACAACTATCGAAAGAACTAGCAAGCTAATGGCATGGCGGTGCGACGAATGCGACGACGGAACAGCAGAAAAATGGGGACTATGCCGGCGATGCTGGGCGTTCTACATGCACCCCTCGAACACGGCTACAGAAGATGAAACCACCACGCTGGGCGACTAAGCGCAACCCTGACAGGGTAAGCCACGGGCCGGCTTTAGAACGGGTCGCTAATAATTTAGGTTTTGAGCTTTTCGAGTGGCAGAAACAGGTTTCAGATACTGCCCTAGAACTCGACAAAGACGGCAACTACCACTACCGGACGGTCGGGGCGACGGTAGGCCGGCAGAACGGCAAAACCACGCTTTTGGTTTTTCGTATTGCTTTGGAATTGTTGAAACCTAACACAATGACTATTTTTACCAGCCAGGACCGGAACGCCGCCAGGCACAAATTCGACGAACACTGCGAGCTTTTACTGTCTACGCCTTTCAGGAAACGCATCAAGAAGCAGATACGGGCAAACGGGCAGGAAGCCCTCATTATGAATAACGGCGCCCAGTACCGGATCGTGACGCCGAACGCTACAGGCGCCAGAGGACTTACCGTCGATCTTGCTGTGATTGACGAAGCGCTCGCCCACGATTTGCGGCTTGTCGCCGCCATACAGCCCACAATGGCTACTAAACCCAGCGCCCAACTTTGGATAACGTCGAACGCTGGCGGCCCGTACTCGACCATGCTTCAGCACTACCGCAAACTGGGGCAGGCCGAATCACCCGCCTTGTCGTGGCATGAATGGGCGCCCTACGAAGATACTTTCGACATACACGACGAGGAAGTCTGGGAGCAGGCTATCCCGACGTTAGGGGAAACCCACGGCGTCACCATCGGAGCGGTACGGGAAGCGGTACAAACTACCGACCCGACCATTTTCGCCCAAGAATGGCTGAACGTTTGGCCATCCCTGGTAACACAAAACGTCATCGACTCGGACAAATGGGCCAAACTCGCCCGCCAAGACATACAAATAGGGTCTTTCATGATTTTCGCCGTAGACATATCGCCTAATCGGGACAAGGCCAGCATCGGAGCAGCCGGCCTATCCGGTGCCTTCACCGCCGTAGAAGTCATCGAATCAGAAAACCGTATCGGCTGGGTCAAAGACCGCATAATACAACTGTACGAAAAATGGAAAATGCCCTTTGTCATAGATAGTGGAGCTGCCGCCAGTAGCCTCATAGGGGAATTAGAAGAAGCCGGCGTCGAGGTGATAGCGGTCAATATGCGACAATATGGGCAGGCGTGCGGCTCGTTTTATGACGCGGTGGAAGAAGGGACCATAGCGCACCTTGGCGACGTTAGATTGCAAACAGCGGTCGATAACGCTACACGGCGCAAACTAGGCGAACAATGGGCGTGGTCGCGTAAAAGCGACGCAGATATCACGCCGCTCGTCGCCGTGTGTTTGGCCAGGTTTGCCCTCGTGAATGGATTAACCACACCAACGCCCAAAGCCGCTATACACTAACGATAGGACATTTTATACTATGATAAAAAGAAAATACGTCGCTCTAGCAATAGAGCTACTGGGCGCCGCCGCTATCGTGGCAGCGTTTTACATATTCTTCAACTTCGCAGCAGGGCTACTAGCTGCGGGTATACTGGCGTTCATACTGGGGGCCGCTTTGGAAAATAGCGCATGATATTTAACAGCTTATTCAACAGGGAAGAACGATCGACCACCATCACACTACCCGACCGCTACATACCGCCCCAAAGCCTCACAGGCGGCCTCAGCGTCACCGAAGGCACAACACTATCCATACCCGTAGCGTACCGAGCCGTACAACTCATCAGCGACTCTATAGGCAGCCTTCCTTTCGGGGCGTATCGTGACGACGAACGCCTCGACCCCACGCCGGCGATACTACGCCAACCCGACCCCAACCAAACCCGCATCGAAACCTTGGGAGCGTGCGTAACTTCGCTTGTTATGCGGGGAAACGCATATTTTATTCTGGGGAACAGGGACAGGTTCGGTTTTCCACAATCAGCGATTCTGTTATCCCCTGACGCTGTAGCAGTAGTCATCGACAAAACAGGGAACATATCGTACCGAGTCAATGGCACAGTGTACGATTCGTCGGAAATACTACACATCAGAGGCGGTGTCGTCACGCCAGGTTCCATATCCGGCGCCGGCCCGCTTCAGCTACAGCGACGAAGCCTCGCCCTATCACTTGCAGGGGACGAAGCAGCGAGCGAAAGCCACGTAAGCGGCAGCATACCTTCAGGCGTTATCAACAGCCCTCAAGAAATGTCACAGGAAGAAGCTACAATCCTTAAACAGTCATTTATGAAAGCCCACGGCGGCCGGCAGAAAAGCCCCGCCGTCCTTACCGGAGGACTAACCTATCAGGCTCTTTCGTGGTCGCCCGATGACCTGCAACTGTTAGAATCCCGCCGCTACTCGGCCGAACAAATCTGCACCATATTTGGGGTACCGCCGCACATGATCGGCGTATCCACCGACGGAAACAGCAAAACCTACTCCAACGTTCAGCAGGACAACCGCTTTTTCGTGGATTATACGCTACGCGGCTACATGAGCCGTATAGAGCAATCCTTCAGTAGCCTCATACCACGCGGGCAGGTCGCCCTCTTTGATTTCGACGATTTCCTACGCGCCGACAGGCTACAACGGTACGAAGCCCACCGCATCGCCCTAGACGCCGGCTGGCTCACCGTAGACGAAATACGACGGCTCGAAGATCTACCAACAGGAGAAACCGAAGTGGAGGTAACGGCATGACGATAGAAACCCGCACGATCGAGTTCGCAGGGTTAGAAACCAGGGCAGGCGAAAACGGCGACCGCCACATTGTTGGCCTCGTCGCCCCGTTCTCGTCCGAGTATGATACGGGAAAATATGTCGAAACGTTCAGCAGCTCGACTTTTGATAAGAGCATTCAGGAAAGGGGAGATAGGATACCGCTATTAGAACAGCATGATAGTTCTAGGCACCCCATAGGCATGGCAGTTTCATGGGATAAAAGCGCCGAGGGACTTATCGCCGATTTTAAACTCGCCCCAACTCCCAGAGGCGAAGAAGCCCACACGCTCGCCAGCGAAGGCATCGTCACCGGCCTCAGCGTCGGATTCATCCCCATACGCAACAAAACCTCGACTGTGGGCCGCCGTACCCATATCAACCGGATAGAAGCACGCCTCGACCACGTAGGCCTCGTCACCAACGCCGCCTACCAGGAAGCCAAAGTACTAGCGGTACGGGCATGGGATCCCGACGACGAAGAACTCGTCCCACGGCTCGCTAAATGGCGCCACCTACTAAACACTTGATTTTTTAAAATCGTCGAATTACACTCATGTAATATAACTATCGCGCCGCCACGTTGCGCCGGTTTAGATCAAAACCACCCACGGGCACCCGAAGCAGTAAACAACTAACCCTATTTTGGAGAAAACAAATGCAACTACTTGACACACTTGTCGAGGAGCGGGCCGAAATCAGCGAATCACAAACTGGACTTGTCCAACGTGCCGCCGATGAAGAACGCGACCTCACAGAAACCGAAGACGCAAGTCTCAAAGACCTGGCAACACGAGCTACAGAGCTTGATACCCGAATCTCAGAGTTACGGGCCGTACAGGTCGCTAACCTCGAAGCCGCTAAACTACGGGCAGAGGTAAACGCCACCGACGACACCGAAACAAGGGCAGTCGGCAACGTGGTAGTAACACACGAACCAAAAACCTACGCAGAAGAAAACCGCAGCGTTTCCTTCTTCCAAGACCTCTACAACAGCCAATACAACGGCGATATCGACGCATCCGACAGGATACGACGCCACCGCCAAGAAATGGCCGTAGAACACCGCGACGGATCAACCGCAAACTACGCCGGCCTTGTCGTCCCTCAGTACCTCACGGAATTAGCTGCGGAATTGAGCAGGGCAGGACGGCCTTTTGCCGATCAATGCACTAGCCTACCACTCCCAGATGCAGGCATGACTATCAACATATCGAGGGTCACGACTGGCAGTAGCGCTGCAATGCAGGCTAGCGAGAACGCCGCAGTCTCTGAAACGGATTTAGACGACACTCTCTTAACCGCCGACGTGCGAACCATCGCCTCAGGGCAACAGGTATCACGCCAGGCAGTAGAGCGAGGCACCGGCATCGACGCACTTATCGCCGCCGACATGATGGGCGCCGTAGCGACAGTACTCGAAGATCAAGTCCTTAACGGGTCAGGGTCATCAGGTAACATGCTAGGACTGTCAAACATAAGCGGCATTAACAGTGTCACCTACACCGACGGGTCACCTACAGGAGCTGAACTCTACAGCAAAATCGTAGACGGCATCCAACAAATCAACAGCAACCGATTTGCCGGAGCTGACCTCATCGTCATGCACCCACGCCGACTAGCTTTCTTACAAGCAGAAACAGACTCAAGCGGGCGGCCACTAGTAGTCCCAACCCAGAACGTTCCACAAAACGCTCTCGGTACAGGGCCAGTAGCCGGTTACGGAGTCACAGGCGCCAGCATTGCCGGTTTGCCAGTAGTAACATCAGGCAAAATCTCAACAGGTGCAGGTTCAGGCGGCAACGAAGACGTAATCTTCATCGTGCGCCGTGGCGACATGCTCCTATTTGAGGATGCAGGCCAGCCAGCAATGGTCCGCATGGATCAGACAGCCGGTTTGAATTTAACCGTTACCCTGGTCGCGTATCAGTACGCTTGCTTTATTGGTGGACGCTACCCAGCATCCGTCAGCATGATTAGCGGTACCGGACTAGTAGCACCTAGCTTCTAACCATTGAATCGTGGGCGGTGGCTCTGGTAGCCGGAGCCATCGCCTACCTTTCGAGAAAGGACACCATGTCTAAAGAATTATGGGAAAAGCAGGCACCTAGCCGGATACAGAAACCTGAAAAAAAGGCTCCAGCGAAAAAGGCTCCAGCGAAAAAAGCCCCAGCGAAAAAAAAGTAGGTAATTAAATGGCCTACACCAGCCAAGCGCTCGTCAAAGCCTATTTAGGTATACCGTCGGCCACGTCGTCGGAAAATACGGCCATTGATAACGCTATCGCAGCCGCCGACGCCGAAATCGACCAGATAACGGGCCGAACGTTCGTCGTACCCAGCGGGGCGACCGCTAAAACGTTCATACCGTACGATGATTACACCCTCTACGTAGATGATGTCGCCCAACTAACCGGCCTTATCGTCAAAGAAGACACAAATCTCGACGGAACATACGACACTACCCTTACCATAACCACAGATTACGTCGTAAACGGCAACAACGCCCCGTACAGGGTCATTAAGCGGGTAGATGGGGACATGTGGCCAAGGGACCGCTACGGGCGCCCCACGGTCGAAGTAACAGCGTTTTACGGGTATGGGATGGCTGTACCCGACCAGATCAAACAATGTTCGCTCGTTATCGCCGCCAGGCTCTACCAGAGGCGTAGCAGTCCGCTAGGTTTCCAAGCTGGTAGCGTAGACGTCGGCTTTGTACGAATCAGCCGCACCGACCCTGAAGTCATCGCCCTACTACGAGGGCTGAAGATACCGGCGGCCGCCTAATGGACTACCACGAAATACGGGCAGAAATAAAAACAAGACTAGAGGCCGTTTCGTCGCCGCAGGCGTTCGTCACCGTCTACGACTTTGTACCCGATTTCGTAACCCCGCCTTGCGCCATCGTCATACCCTCTAATAACGCCATCACCTACCATGACGCGATGGGTACGGTAGCGACGGGCCTTAAAACCATACGGTTCGATATCACAATCGCAGCTCAACGCTTCGAAACAGCATCGAATCAGGAACTTTTAGACGACTACCTCGTTACCGTACCGACCGCTTTAGAAGCCGACCAGACCCTGGGCGGGGAAGCGTCAGCGGTGCAGGTCACGAACGCCCGCAACTATGGCCCCATATCCTTTGCCGATGCGGTATTCTTATCTTGCCAGCTA